AGCTTCGATGCCTTCTGCTGTCGTTTTGCCCATGCGAATAAACTTTTGCAGAGTGTCCTGCATAAAGGTTTTGTTTTCGATGATCTTCTCTTGAGCCTTGTTGATATATCTAAGCATCTGGACGGGATTGTCGATTGCATAACCAAGAGCACCAGCAGCTGCACCTAATCGCCCTAACACACCACCACCGATTGCCGTAAAGAGCAGTGTTTTCTGCATGGACTTACCAGTGTGGCTCTCAAGTGCCCCAAGTGCACCCATCGCAGTCTTGAGCTTTTTCATATTGGCAATAGAGTCGATTGTTTCGTCAATGACACCACCTGCCTCTTTAAATAGCTCCTCTTCGATATTAAACCGCTTCGCTTTGTTTAGTGTGTCTGCACTCGAAACCATGAACTCTTCAAAAATATCATTCTGCATGACTTTTTTGAGCTCATCGGATCTAATGAATTTACCGAACTTGTCTGAGTCAAAGACTCTTGTTTGTTTGCCACCCTTGATAGTGGTCGAAAAGAACTTTTGCTGAAATGCCTTCGAGCTTGCCATGTGCTTAGCGATCATCTCGCTAATCTCACGGTTCTCTTGAGCTACAGCAGGGCTAAACACGTTGTCATTAAACGTGCTATCTACAACCTTCGTGTAAATCTTTTGCAGCTCGTTGAGGGTTCGCTTACTCTTTGGTGACATCTGCTGAAGCAACTTGCTCTCGTATGGCTGTTTGACTTGGTAAATCTGTCTCCATACGTCGTTGAGCTCGTTCATAAGCTCGATGTTGTCGGCAAACTGCTTCTGAGTAAATGTACCAGTGAGTGGGTCTGTAACTTTGCCAAACTTGCTTGCAAACTTATCTCGTATAACCTTGATCTCTTTGGCTGCATACTTATCAAAGTCTGTAGATTTACTTATTTTCTTTACAAACTTGTCTAAATCTGAAGCCACCTCATTCGCTAGTTCCATGCCAGCTTCAGTGTTTTGAGCGTAGCGTGTAGGCATACGTCTAATTGACTCACGACGCCCCTGAACAGCGAGGAACTTAGAGGCTTGCTCAGTCGTTCTCACCATTTTGTTCATCTGCTCAGAAACAACTTGCAGCGCCTCTGAGGGATTGTTCATAAAGTCAACGAGTGCTTTGCCTTGCTCTGGATCTGTAAAGAGTGGTCTGAGAATCGACTTAGTTTCGTCCGACAATGGAACGAACTTTTCCAGAGTTTTTAGGTACGTTTCGCCAATCTTTGAAGCCAACTTCGGAGTTTGTTCAAGTTGGTCGCCTACAGCTTTCTCAGCCTCGTTAAAAGCTCTTTGAAAGTCAGTTACTGAGCGTTGTGCTTTGTCGAACTCTGCTTTGCTCATTCCCGGTGGTATTCGCTTAGCAAATGCTGCACCAAGAGCTCCGGTAGAACCCATGATAACGCCATCCACTAGGCCACTAAACGTCATGTTGCCTATGAGGTTCTCTGCTGCTTCTTTCGGATCACCAAGTGCTGCTTCTGATACTGTTTGTCCGAGTCCGTAGAGTGAACCCTCTACGAAGCCACCTGCACCTTTAGTAATTGCTGTATATGCTGAGCGCTTGGCAATATCTTTTGCGAGAGTGGTAGCGCCTGTAGCTAGGACGGTCTTTGCAAGTTGTTGCTCAGCTACGGACGTTACAGACTGTCCAAGTTTAGCAGCTCCACCCGTAAGGCCACCGAACGGTAAAAGAAAGGCTGAACCTACAGCTCCACCAATTTCACCGATTGTCGATAATACTGGGTTAGCTTCTTTTCTAAGTTTAGCCTCTTCAGCATAACCGAGCGCATTGATAGCTGCATCACTTAGCCCGAAGGTAACACCACGACCAACTGCTTCAACACCGGCTTGAAAGCGTTCAAACGGGTCTGTCGCTGCACGTTCCGCTCGTTGCCGAATGTCACGACCGTATCCAGACTCAAAAGAAAAGTCCTGAAGTTGGCTAAAGTCGGTGCGGTTGTCGGCATCATACTGATTGCCTTCTGCATCTTGCATTCGGATGGTTTGACCAGCAGGTATGCGAAATTGACCAGAGCGCAAAGCACTATCTAATTCATTGTCACCGACAATTTCATATCTATTCGCTTTTACGTTAAATAATTTTGTAGTGGTCATTTTCCACCTACTGGCCGTAATCCTGCTGATTGAGCCTTTCCTCTCAGCAATGCTGCCGGATTGATCTGTTTCGTATAAAGGTCACGAGGTCTACCAGCTCTCTCATTTAGAGCTTCAAACTCCGGCAAGTAGTCTCTTGCTCGTATTCCAGCCTCAATAGACTTTGCCTGCATAAAGTTTTCAATCGATCTAATAAGAGTGGCGCTTTTATCTCCCTTCAAGAATGCCGTGACACCTTCGAGCGTTCTATCTATTAAACCTGCATCTTTAAGCATCTGCTCAAACAACGGGCCGTATGAACCCTGTCCCAAACCTTTGTTACTTGCAATGAAACTAGCAATAGCTGCTGGTGAGGCTCCTGCTTTTACCGCCGCTTGAAATTCTTTGAGTCCTAAGTATGCATCTGATGCTTCTTTAATTGGAGTTTTAGCAACATATTCTTCAATCTCACGACCAGCCTGTGCTGTTTCTTTTGTAGTTGGTAAAACTATAGGCTTTGTTTCAGAGATAGCTTTGATGTTGAAGCCTTCTGTAGCTTTCATTTGATTAGCCGCCAATTGCTGCTCCATTTGAGCTTTCAGAGCATCTAATTTAGCTACACCCTCTGGATCGGATATCTGAGACTTCATCGCTTCAATTTTGCTTAAAGATTGTTTGTACTCAATTTGAGCAAACGCAAGATCCGCTTCTGTTTCATCTAAACCTTTCTGAACTAACTGTGTGTAAAGATTACGAGCGGATTGAACTGTACCCTTTAACTTTTCGTGCTCTGCTTTCTGCTTGGCTAGATCATTATTGATAGCGTTTTGAATAATTTTGTATGCCGTGTTCTCTCCACCCGTAAGAGAGGAGCCGAGTGCACCTAAAGCCATAGCAATGCCAGCCATAACTTTTGCACCTGTGCGACCTTCAAAATATTCTTTGTATTGAAAGTTTTCTTCTGCTTGTACGGCAGCGTTCCATTTATCTTCTCTTTTCTTGAGCTCACTTTGCCTCATTAACCGCTCTGATTCCGCATCAATTAGCCGGTCTTCGTAAGCCTGATTAGCCCTTACTGTTTCAATGCCAATTTGCTTTTGCTTAGCAATCTCCAATTCCGCTTGAGCCATCGAAGTCTTTTGCACTTCCTCGGTAGCTTTATTGAAGGCTCCCATAGCTTCTTTGTATTCAGGCCCAGGCATTGTGCGCTGTGTTTGAGTTGTTGTTGCTTGCATGACAGGAGCCATAGCCGGAGCTGCTGGCAGAATTGGCTGCTGTACTTGAACTGGCTCAGGTGTAACTACTTCTACTTCCTTCTCAGCTTCAGGAGCTCTCATTTTTTCCTGATTAGCTACAACTTGAGGTACTAAAGTCGAGAAGATTTTTTGTTCTTTAGTTTGCTCTTTTTTTTCTTCTTGTCCAAAACGTGGGAACTTTTTCGCCATTTCCCATGCTCTAGGATTAACAAGCTTTCTCTCAATCGTGAACTTTTTATTTTCATCATTAGGATCAACTAAACTTACTTTATCTTCAGTCTCTTCAGCTATTTCCCAAGCCATTCTGTCACCCCTTTATTTTCAAGCCATTCCTGCTGCTGCTGTACCAGCCGCACTGATTAATCCACCGATCAAACCAGAGCGAGCTTTCGCAATATTTGCCTGTCTCTCTTGTTCTGCTTGGAACATAGCAAGGGCTGCTTTTTGTTGCGCCTCGGCTGCGCTCATGCCTGCTTGTTGGTACTGAATTGCGAGCTGGTTTAATTGTTGCTGAGCTCCTGATTCAAGTTGCGCTTGTAATCCTGCCTGCTCTGCACCGATTTGAGCTCCTGCGATTCCCGCTCTTGTTTGCAACTCTGCTTGCTGGCCGAGTGTACCAGCCTGAATTTTAGCGAGGTCTAATTGAGCCTGAACATCACCCTGAGCCGCTCGAAGGGCTAACTCTTGTTGTTGCAGCCCAAGACTCGTACCCTGCTGTGCCGCTTCTGCAAATTGTTGTCTAGCTGCTGCCTGCTCTTGTGCCGCTAGAATACCTGCTTGTTGTGCTTGCTGTGCTTGTAGCTCAGCTCCTGCGATTTGTGCTTGTCTTATTGCTGCCGGATTATAGCCTTGACCAGCCTGCGCTGCCATTTGTGCTGCAATCGCTTGCTCAAAGGCTTGCTTTTGCTGAAGTTGAGCGGCTGATGGCTGACCACCCATAGCTGCTTCTCTTAATAAGCCCGTTGCCTCTTGTGCCTGTGTTTGTGCCATAGCCTGAGCACCGCCTGCACCTTGCAATGCTTGAGCACCAGAAGGCATTTGTCCCCTGAGAGCTTCAAGAAACTGAGTGTCGATTCGACCAGCTTGTGGGCCAGCTACTTTCTCCACAGTAGGCGCTTTAGTTTCACCCATGCGTCGCTCAATTATCCCCTGACCTTGAGCGAGTGCCTCGTCTAGTCGTTTTTTCGATTCTTCAACTTGACCAGTATCTGCTTTGCTTATTCTGGTGGGATCTATTTTTTTAAGAATATCGCCACCCTTTTCAATCAATTTTTCAGAACCGGGCAAACCAAACAAGCCGATCATTTTATACCCCTTTATGTCGCAATAATTTTAGTTTTAGAAAGTCTAGCTGCATTAGGCTCTATACCTACTTCAGCAGTAATGTTGCTGAAAGCAAACCCCGCACTTCCTGTGCTCGTAAAGAAGTCTGACACTTTTAGCTTCAATGCTTGGCATTTTTGAGTGCGAGGTCTGATCTGGAATTGATACACACCATCAGCAGTACCGCCCCAAGCAGTACCAGCCTCGCCCCACACCGTGTCATCGCCCCATGTAGAAGTGTATAGCACACCTTGAGGCTCTACGATAAAACGCTCCTCGTAAAATTCACGGAAATCATAGCCGAGCTCTAGCTTCAGACCATGCTCACCACGGTATTCACCTAGTACGTTGATTTTATAAATACGCTGCAAACCTTGAATTTGAGCGAATTGCATAAGGCTCAACACGTAGCTGGTAACGATGGGCTGGCCGTTATCTAAGTAACTACCCTTTGTCTCACGCCACACTTCAGCAGAGCTTTTCAGGAAAATAAACCTGCCCTGCCAGTTAATACTGTCGATTGCTTCGATATTGGTGAAAGTAGACCACTGCTTAAAGAATAAGTCATACACAAGGCATCGACCTTCAGCCGTCGTAAAACGAACTTGGTTTAGGTCATCAATGACTGTGGCTGATGTGATACTAAGGTCATTCCACTGCTCAACATCTGCACCGACATAGGAAACATTCATGCCACGGTCTAGCAGGTAAATGCCCTTCTTAGATTTGAACATTAAACCGTCACGAGATTTTACGATCGACACATTCGAGACTGCACCAACATCCGTTGTAATGATTTGCGGCACGTTAAACTGATTCTGGGCTCCCGTAGGTAATGGGCCATCACCCATGAGCACAAAAATGGTGGATTCTTTGAAAATGACCAGCTTGTCATCGAGCGTTGCTAGACCTGTAATAGCTCCACCAGTGTCATCCACTGTAATTACAAACACATCACTAAATTCAACCGCTTGGTTAGGCTGATGTTCTTTGGAAAACCAGATCGAGTTTTTATCTTCTAGTCCTGCAAGGAACATTCTGTTTTTGAATCTCTCGATGAACTTACCAGCAGGCGGTGAGATACTCTCAACAACATTACCTGTCGTATAGAGTAGTTCATTCTCAGCAAGATCTGCATCGAGAGTTTGGTCTTTTATTGTTTTAGTGATTTGTGATGTGTCGTTATAAAATGGGCCACCGTCTATTTTTCTAAATAATGTTCCAGCTAATTCGGTTCGATATACTGAAATAACGACTTCACTACGTGTATCCTTACGATCAGTAATAAAAAGCGTCGGTACCGTAATTTCTATATCTTTATTAGACGAAATAGTAACTGATACTATATCTGATGGAGCAGATCTATGTCTTTGATTTTTATTATCTGTCCACTCATAAACAATTCTATAACGATATGTACCACCAGGAAGTGTACTCGTCGTTGAAGTTCCCTGAGCAGCCGTTACATGGTCTGGATAAAGGTGAAAACCAGACTCAAAAATAGACATTCCATCGTAACATTGTAGATAGCCGCTATTGATAAGGAGATTTTCTCCTAACTGAGCTGACTGACCGATGTCAGGATCATCAAAGTCCATAATGACTTCAGTAATACCAGTGAGACTAAACACAACACCAGTTGTTAACTTTTCCACTCGTGCTCGGTACTGAGTTGGAAATACCCACTTGTTGGTTGCTAGTTCGGTCATGCTAGGCAAATGGCCAGTGCGTGCTGTCTCACCGCTAGATATTTGGGCGAGCATCTTTGCACTGATATCGCCATCGTTTCTCAGTAGAAACATAGTCGGTTGTAGTTCTGAATAGTACACCACCGGCACGAAACCATTGTCATCAGTGTAAAATATCTTACCAGCAAGTGAGACCGATTTGAGATTACCAGCTCCCGTATTAATAGTTCCGGTAACGATATTTCTGTGAGTGTCGTTAACTTCACGTTTCCATTTATCGGTTGTGTCGTCTTTGTCCCAATAGATATGAGACAATGTATTCTTTTGAAAGCCAGTGATGTTACGAACACGGGTCGTCGCTGTTCCAACATAGCTATTAAGTTGTGCATCAGCCAGCCATGTTGTGAAGTCCGCATATAATCCTATGTGCTTTACACCATTAGAAGTGTTCGCATACGCCAAGTTGAATCTATTTTCGTCATTGGAAAAGAGTGTTAAACAAAGCTCTGAATCTATCCCTGATAACGTAGTTGCAGCAGGATATCCGTTAGTTGCTGTACCTAACACTCCAGATTGAGTTATGTATACTAATTTTGTTCCACTAGTGCTGACTCTATATGCGAGTAATATCGCACCGAAAAAGTTAATAACATCATATATTGCATCCGCATGACTATCTGATCCAATTGTTAAATCAGTCGCAGTAGTAGTTGGGTCTTTGGCGTCGAACATGTAGCGTTTAAGTGTATTACCAGTTTGACAGAAAACCATAATTTTCGTGCCGATAGATATACACTTAGGCTTAATATAACTGGCGGCCAATAATGAATCACCAACAATTGTACTGTTAGAAAGTCTATCAATAATGGTGTAGCGCACCGAGTTGGGTGTGGTTCTGTTATCCTCATACGCATACAAAGCTATATTGCCGTTTGTGGCAGAATCTGCTGTAGATTGTGCGTAGCTGTTCGCCACTACTGCTGTGTTGTCGATTGATAGTGTTTCAAGTGGGCCTTTGAGCACCCATTGGTCTGTATCATCTGAATATGTGTACATATCCTTATTGGTAATTACGTTCAGCTCATCGCCAAGTAGCGCTAGTTTACGCCCTTCAGAGATATCACCACCAGTAGCGAGTTTCGTACCGAGTGACTCAAAGCCATCTCGTTTGACAAGCTCACCGTTTCTCACACGGTAGGCATTTTCAAGTTCAAGAAACTTGCCGATAGGTGTCTGTTTAGGATCTGTTTTGGTATCTAGTGCTCCGGCCATTGGGACGGAGATCACTTGCCTTTGTAATGGCATTTTGCCTCCCTTAGCCTACACGCTCAAGTTTTACATAAGTGGCAGCCAGAAACTTACTTCCATTGATTGGTGACAGAGCATCATGCAGAACTGCACCATTGAAGTAGTATGTAGTCGATGAACTTACTCGTATTCTACGTTTTGCTGATGTGACAGCGAATGTAACAAACGATGTGTTGCCGCCAATAACTGCCAATCGTGGAACCGTTACGCTGTTTGTGTATTGTGGAGCATCGAACGATCCAAACGCATTACTTATGCCCACACGCACATGATCGAGTTTTACAGTTGCATTTCCAGAACCTATGCTTGTGGGGTCGATTTGAAAAAGAGCTGTTCCAGACACTTCCCACTCACCAGCAGGAACGAGGAAAAATGTGAAGTTGTAATATTGTGGGCCTACCAACATAGCTAAGTCACTGCCCATCGAATAGATAATTTCCTGTCCGATGTAGCCTGATGGAATAGCTGCTCCGTTACTTTTTCCTCTGACCTGCACACCATTTGCTGCTGTAGATTCGTTTACAGTATTGGTGATGACTGATGTTGGCTTGATTGTGCCCATGGTAATTTCAGAGGCAGAATTAACCAAAATTGAATCTGTTTTAACCACACCATCTAAAACTATATCTGTGCCGCTTTGAGGTTCTACGAGGTTAGTTAACACCTTGTTGAATGTTGCGTCATATGTGCCAGCGTTTAGTGAAGCAGGAGCAGCTTTCGTAAGGTCTAAGTCTCCCTGCACCTCTACATCTCCCTGCACCTCTACATCGGAACTAAAGAGAGCATCTACACCAGTCAATAAGCTTGTCAGTGTTAATGCAGTAAATGACGGGCTCGATGATGTTGCGATAGATTGTGGCAGGCTTAGTGTTATATTCGCTGTATTGTGTGTCACAGTTACTTGGTCAGAGGTTCCTAAAACGTCCACAAATTTACCAGGCTGTCCTGCTGTGTTCTCCATTCTCATAATTTGATTAGCTGCCGGAGCAAGGCTAGGCAAAGTTAAATCATAAGCAGAGGTCGCTAATGGTACTTTGAATGTTACAGCATTAACTGTTCCGATAGTTCCAGCTCGTGAATAGATGGAAATATCTCCACTTTGTACTTTGGCAAAAGTAGATGCATCACTTTGATAGTTGAATAGTCCAGAAGCAGATACATATGATGCTACACCCGATGTGCCACCCAAGCCTGTAATTGCTCCTACCGAACTTACAGCTACTGCACCGCTCGATGTAATAGGAATTTCATTGTTGTTTGTGTCTCTGTAATACAGATCTACACCTTTAACATATACGGAACCGAGAGTAGCTACCGATGCCTGTGGGGTTAGCTTGAGAGCTTTGATGTTTGTAAGTTGATTGTTTCCCACACCTAAGTCTTGGTTAATATTCAAGCCAGTTGGCGTGATTTGCTTACCCTTACCTGTGCTGTGATCATGGTCATCAACAACATCGAGTGCTGTATTTATTTGCGTTGCGTAAGTAGGGCCAGAGGTCACTAACACCTCTGGTAAGGTTAGGCTCATGTTAGGTGTAGTGCTCATAATTCCCTCAGAAAAAGATAATTGAAACTGTACAAGTTGCCGATGCTCTTAAGATTACATACGCAGTAGGATTATCGTTTACTGTGCTACTTTCGTACACTACAGCGTTGGCATTTTGCCGCACCACATACCATCCCTGTATGCGACGATTCAGCTCATGCGGTACGATGTTGTCTACTGCCGATGTAAGGCGAATATCTTGGATGAAATGCGAGTCTAGCTCAGGCAATGAGTCTAGCTGTACTAAGTAGTCAGCTACATTATCTTGTAGTGCCTGAACATCCTCGTTTCTCGTAAAGACTTTCTTAAGTTTCTTCACCCGTCACCTCACAAGATGACAGGGAATAGTGCTAACTGCTCATTTACAACTGCTAGGTCGGTGACTCGCTCTGGAAGTGCAGCGTCCCGCTCCGTGGCCATTGTAATCACTCGGTCGATTGCTTCTGCCTGCTCACGTTTAAGTGCTGAGGCGTCTAGTTCCTGCTTGTTCATGACTTGTATAGCAGCAGTAAGAGTTACTACTTCTTCCCACCCTGCAATGCCGTCGATAGTTTGTGCAGCAGAAGTGATTTTCGGTGGTGCAGGCACGAACCACATCTTGAATGTGATACCTGAGTCCGGCTGTGGCAGTATTTTAATTTTTGTACCTTGAATCAAATAGCGATAGAATGCAGCAGCCGTTACAGCGAAAAGGATGTTGTTGTAGCGGTTCCTTTCATTGAAGTTGAAAGGTCGCACTGTGAGTGCATTGTCGCCACTTCCTGAAGTGTTCTGTAACTGGTCTAAGCCTACCATCTTATAGAACGTAGCTGGCAGGTCGTAAAACTGGTTTACGCCATCTGTCGTGAAACTATGCTCATCTATGTAGTAGTTCTCAAACTTACTAACGATAAGGTCATAGAGCTTTGTGTATGCTTGGTCTATAAGTCTGATTATCTCGTCATCCGTAACGAAATTAGAGCGCTCTGTATTAGAACGCTCCCGGATCAATGTAATCAACTCAGAAACCGTAAAGGTGCGGGCCATCAGACAACCCCCATTTCCTCGGATTCATCTTCTTCGTACTCTTCTGGTTCCATCATTTCAGCGATACGGAACATGTTAACAAATGCCTTAGCGATAAGCTCAGGAGATTTGCTTTCAACGGCAGAGATTAGTCTGCTTGCTTCATCGGCAAGAGCCAATTCAGCTTCAGATCCCTGTGGTTCCATTTCTGAGAGCTTTTCCATTGATTCATCACGCAACTGAGCGGCACGATCTTCGTTACCGCCCATTCGCTTCTCGATGATCAAGGATGCGATCTTTTTCGGGCCGCCCATGATCATCATAGATTAGACTCCTTTGCCGAGGTCTACAGAGCTGTTTGTAACGACAACTTGAATAGACAACTGAGCATTTTCCTCTGGATTCACAGCAGCGCCTTCTTTGTCGATGCACTGAATTTTGAACCCAGTACCAGCGACTACAGCAGCGTGTACGTTTGCAGGAATTTCAAGAACCTGAATAGCAACCGCTCCTGAAATAGAGTCATGAATGACCTGAGCGCTCACAGACAAGCATCGTTGAAATTTGTCTTCGAGAACAATTGTATATTGGCCAGCAGTAGTCTCTTTGACGACCGAGCTAATTCCGTAGCCTTTAACAGTACCAACCGCACCAGCAGCGCCAATTGCGATAGTTCCGTAAAGCGATACAGGAGCACGTTCGGCAGTGTACTGAGCCTGATTATAGGATCTGTTTGCCATTAGTGTTTACTCCTTAAGAGGGGGCCGAAGCCCCCAGTAAATTACGCCAACTTGAGGTGCATGTTGAAGCCAGGAGCCGTACATCCGAGCTGAGCGTAGCTGAAGCAACGGATTTGCAGGCTATCTGCCGAGCTAGAGCGCAACATTCTCAGGCCGTCAGTATCGAACAAGTTAACAGCTTTCTTCAACGAAGCGAGCTGCCATGTGTTCAACTGCACAACGTAAGCATCACCCTTTGGACAGTTCATATCGGGAATCACTTTAACAACACCACGAGGGCCGTTAACCATGATACCTGTGAAACCAACTGCACCTTCAGCGCCAGCCTTAACGTCAACGTACTGAACCTTGGAGCCGAGAGCTTTAACGAGGTTAGACCAGTCAGCGAAGTTCATGAACACATAGTCAGGGTTACCGCCTTCACGTCCGACGAGAGCTAAAGAATTAATCAATGCCTCTTCGATAGGAAGTGCTGTACCGTCGTAAACCAATCCGCCCAAGCGAGTAGAATCAGCAGAACGAGTTACACCGAAGAACGATGCAGCAAGTTTTGTAGAGCGGTCAGCATATGGGAGCCAAGCGTCCATGCCCTTGATAGCGAGGTCATAGTCACCAGCAACAAAGAGGAAGTCAGCAGCAGCCAAGCCAGTGATACCAGCCGAAGCCAAAGTGACGATGCCGTTAATACGGTCAACTGCCGAGATAACAGCAGAGTTAGGTCGCAAAGAACCACCGCCATCTGCTACCGATGCTTGGAGAGTCATGCCAACTTCAAAGTTAACAACGTCTTCAACTGTTTCGAGTTGGATGATTGTACCACCGCCAGACAAACCACCTGCTGCAATTTTACCGATAGAGCCTGAGCCCGAACGGAAAAGTTTAGTAGCGATAGAACGTCCAAGAGCGTGGAGCGCACCGTCGATTTCAACCGTAGCAGCACGCAAGAATGCGTTAGCGTCGCCTTCAGAAGCCAAGATAACTTCGTTGCTGATTTCAGCAATTGAGTAGTCGCTTGAGCGTGTCAAAAGGAATGCTTTGAGTGCTGAAGTTGAGGTTTGACCATTTGCTGTAGCAAAAGTAGCCGAACGGTTTTGAGGGTTGCCATAGATCAAAGGCATTTTCAAAACTTCGCCACCGAATTGCTCATACTTAGGTACGAGAGCCATGAATGGGTTGCTTTGATAAACGAGATTCTCAATCTTCCAATCGGGATAATGCTGCTTAAGGGCAGCGCTAAATGATACTAAGTCCAATGCCATGAGTAAAACTCCTAAAGTTAAGTAAATTTAATCATTGCGGCAGCGTTTTTGAACATCTCCTGTTCCGTTGGCCTACGAGAACTCGAAGTTGTCGGTTCGCTTGCTGCTTTCATTGCGTTTGTCAAAGTTGTCGTACTTGACTGACGTGGCTGGGTAACTGGAGCCTCGGAGAACAATGACTTGGTAGGCTGCTCAGGAGTCAGTCTCTTTTTGACCTTCTCAAGAGCTAAAAGTTTGTCTAGGTTTGATTCGAGGAACTCTTCTACTTTTTTGCAAGCCTCGTCGTAAGACATGATCGTGGGATCAGGCTTCTTACTTTCGAGTTGCTGCAAGTAATCTTGCTGGATTAGCTCGATTACAGTTTCAAGTCCGTCGTTTGCCTTGACAAGTTCATACTCACTCGATTCGATGTATTTTGCAACATCCTCTCTAAACGAGTTGTAGACTTGTTCCTCTTGTTTTTTGAGTTGCTCCTGCTTTTCGAGCTCCTGCTGCTCAAGTAGCCGTTGCTTCTCGGCCTTCATCTCCTCTACGTCTTTTCTTAAAAGATCAATCTCATTAGGCTGTTGACCTTGCTTTAGTAAATACTCAGTGACTTTATCGAAGTCAGTCCCAAGTAATCTGAGAGCCTCAATAGGGTCTTCAGCCACCATTGCTTTGCGTCGCTGGAACTCGTCATATTCTTTTCGCATCTCTTCGATTTTTTGACGCTCAGCCTTTAGCTCAGCCTGTAGCTTTTGCTGTGCCCTCGCTTGGTTCATGAGCCGTAAAAACTTCTCAGAGTATTTGTCATCTTCCTGAGTCTCTGGGATTTGCGCCTCTTGTGACTCAGTTGCCTCTGTAACTTCTGCCGCCTCTGCGATTACTTCTTCTGACATAATTACCTCTTACAAAGTTGGTGGGAGTGCGCCTGCCGGAGCAGATTGTTGTTGCGGAGCTGCTGCTAACTGACTTTCGAGTAACTGCTGTGCCGGAGCCTGTGGCATAGGCGGCTGCATTGCTTGCTGGATCATAAGTCCACATGCGTCGATGAATTGTCTAAGAAGGTCTAGTTTCTCTTCCTCCATCCCACGAACCTGTGCATCGCAGTAATAGAGCTGTGCTTCTTTTTGCATCTTATCTACTGGCAGGTATGGCTCTGGTGGAATGTACTCACCGCTTTCGAGCATCTTCTCGATGATTTGTCTCACCACTCGAATAGGTGCGACTGCGAGGCTTGTGTTTCTGTCGAGGTCTGGGAAGTCGAGAAGCTCTTGTGCAGTCTCAGGGTCGATCATGCCCATCTGCATGAGCTCTCTAATAGACTCGATTCTCGCACCCGGCTGATCAGGCAACGCTGAAGCAGGGAAACACTGCACAACGTACTCGTCGTCTTTAAGATCAATCTCTGACCACTTAATAGACTCAAGTCCATTCCTACGGTCAAATGACTTCGATGGAACGGGCTTACCTTGCGCTGCCAGTGACTTAGCCTCGTCAATAAACAACTGTGCTAGGTCGAGGTGGAATTGCTGATACTGATAACTCGTAAGAGCAAACCTATCAGACTGAATATCTGTCATTTCACGCAATGCTCTGCCTGAAGCATTAGCACCCAAGATGTTCTTTGAGGCTGCTGCTAGTTGCGAGATACCAGCTACTTCATAGGCTCGGTTGTAGAGCATGTTGAGCTGCTGAAACAATTCAGGGTGGACAGATTGAGCGCTCTGGATGACTGGTGGTGTGCCTCGGAACTTAACAATGCCACCAATCTCGTTTGTGAGTTGGTTGGTGTTAACAGAGGAACCCTCTTCAATGAACACTCTTGGGTTCGAGATAAGTCTCATTGACTGCTGAATGTGCATCGCAAGCCTATTGATCTCAATCTGAATGCCCAAGAGGTCTTCAGTGATTGAGCTACCGAAATATCCCACAGGCTGTACAGTGTATCGAATGGTCGCAAATGGGAATGTGTGTCTCTTGTATTCTTCCTCGATAAGACAGCCTGAATCGAGGCAGATCATGTGCTTGCCGCCTTGCTTGTCAGCATTAGGCAATCTCCAAGCCTCAACCACTTGCACAACGTCTACAGAGCTACCAATTTGTGCACCCTGAATAGTTGCCGCTTTTTTAATGATCACTTCTTTATCTACATCGCCCTTAAACTTTTTGAGCAGGCTAGAGCGTGACACAAACTTACGTTGGTACATGCACTCAGGCTTGCCATAATAGCCGTCATTAAGGTCTACGAGTATTTCATCTGGGAACACTCTCTCAGCGCAGATTTCATCATTCTCTGAATAGACCTTCACGAAGCCCGTTCCAAAGATACAAGCATCCCTCAGTGCTAGTGGAGCAGTCTCGTGCACCCTCGCACCGTAGAAAGCTCCCTTCATCCATTTGGTGAGCTTCTGAGCTTGGCGTTGCTTTGTCCACGGAGCGTTTGAAGTCAGGAACGTGGGAGCTATCCTGTCCTTTGCCATCTTAGAAATGAGTGTGTCGATACTAGATTTGATCACATTGAGTGTGAGCCTATTCTGCCTAGCAACTC